AAGGCTATGGATGACGAATATAAGGATTTGGATAAATATATTAATATTTTTGCGAAGCGATTATTCCTTTGGGGGTCTTTTTCTCGTTCTTTATCCTTTAAATTGAAACACATATTACCTTATAAATTAATTCTTTTATATTGAATAATCTTCGCAAGACTAAAAAAATAATTTCTTTTTTCTTCCTTTTCCTAAATAAAAAAATATAATATGTATTATACTAAATATATAAGAAATACTTAAAGAACAGTACATATATAATTCTTTATCTGTTCTCTTAAAGAACAAATCGTGTCAATTATTTCCTTATTATATTTGATAAATGAACGAAAATAAAAAAAATAATAAAAATTTTAAAAAAATGAATATTTTTCTTAAAAAAGGATATACTAATAGTAGGGAGTAAATAAAAATTAAATATCTGAGTTGACAACATTCTGATAATGAAAAATCAGAAAGTGGGAAAGAGATTGTTAGCGAATTACACATTCAAAGGTAAAATAGATGGTAAATCAATTAAAGATTATCAAAATAAAATAGATTTAAGTGTTAAAACAAGTCAAGAGATAATTGACCAAGTGAACAAAATATTAAATATAGAAGAAATAAATGGGGTTCAGTTTAATGGTGATTTATTTTGGCAGGTTATTTGGGACGAAGGTGTTTGTAAAACAAACATAAATACTGATGAATTATGTTGGAGTAATACGGAAGTATGTAAAACATTAGAAATAATTGCATCGTATATTTTATTAAAAGACGATAAAGAAAAACGTAAAGAGTTAAAAATGTATAATGACTATAAATTAACTAAAAGAGCAGAAAAAGATAGAGAAAAAGTTTGTCAGATTGGAGTTAACGAAGATGATGAAGTGGTGGTTCTTAAAGATGTTAAGAATTATAAAAAATATAAAAAGACCACCGTTAGCAGGTCTGATATTGACGAATATCCTGAACTTAAATGTTACGATGAATATAAAGAATATATGAAAACTTTATTTCATGGAGACGATGCTAAAGAAAATAGGATTAATCTTATAGAAAAACTAAAAGAAAGAGGCTATGATATTTCTAATGGGAAGCTTTATAAATTTGTTAAAACAACCCTCCCAAGTATATCAGAAGATATGCTAAATGTTAAATTAAGTAAAGTGCAGCCAATTAAATGGAAAAAGCCACTTAGAGACAGTAAACAAACATTTAATTTTGAAATTTTAGATATGTTTGACCCAAAGCAAGTTAAATATGCTTTGATAACCGATAAAAATTTAGAACTTTCTACGAGAAATGAATTTTGTATAACTCTCGATGAAATAATTAAAAAAACACATTTTACTAAAAACCAAAAAATAATATTAGACAAATGGAGAAAAGATTGGCAAGTAGTTAAAATAGCACAATATATGAAAGTAGATGTTGCTTATGTTTCAAGGGAGATTGATACTATTGCTAAGAAGATCAGCAACACTTATATAGACGAATATGAAGAACAATATTATTATATGAATTTGGTAAAAGGTACTTATAAAAAATGCTCATGTTGTGGAGAAAACAAATTAGTTAAACATTTTAATAAACATTCTGTGAAGAATGGAGAAATAATATATATGAGTATTTGTTCAGATTGTAGGAAGAAGCTTAGAGAAAGGAAGAGGAAAGAATGAAAAAGAAAGATTTAATAAAAAGAGTAGCAGATAATTGTGATTATTCTCAAAGACAAGTTGAAGAAATGTATGATGCTTTAAAAGATGTAGTAGAAGATGCTATAGCAGACGGAGAAGAATTTAAATTATTAGGCTTTATAAAAATAGGAACTAGAGTATTAAATCCAAGAAAAGGTAAAATGACTAATAGATTTGGCGATATTATAGAATGGGAAAGAACGAAAGCTATAACTGTGCCAACCGTAGGATTAACTCAATATATAACTAAACGTTTTAAACAATAGAATTGAACTTTAAAGAGATTGGATAGTGTGATTTATAGACACACACAGCTAATTTTACATATAACAGGCTACTTTTGGTAAGAGTTAAGTTACTTGTGTCTAGCAGTTTTTCATATTATCCTCCAATTTTATTATACTTAGGCGATAACAGCAATTTTATAATACGAAATTAAAAAGGTTTACAAAGTATAAAGTCGCCTAGCGAATATGGATATATAGTTTAACAAGGCAAAATACTTACCGGAAAAGAGTTATGGGTTCAAGCCCCATTATATCCTCATAATATAACCCCCTTTCAATTAATTATTTACACATAAGACACTTACAGCAATTAGATTATTATATAAAATATTATTTTTTAGAAGAAAAACAAAAATCATATTTAGCCAAACATTTTTTAAATACCTCCTTTGATTTATAGATGTTCGATAATGTACGAAGTGTCTTGAAAACCTCCTATTATAATAGAGCTACTGGACGATATTCGTAGCTCTAACATTGCAAGGTAGAGTAACGGTTAACTTATTGGACTCATAATCCAACGATGAGGGTTCAATTCCCTCCCTTGCAACCATTGACATACTACACTTTCTTCCCCTCTTTTGAGGGGTTTTACATAGGAGCATAGTTTAATGGTAGAACCGTGGTCTCCAAAACCATGAGTAAGGGTTCGAATCCCTTTGTCTCCTGCCAACAATTTAAATGGATGGGTATCCAAGTGCGTAAAGGAAGCAGACTGTAAATCTGTCGTCATTTGACTTCGTGGGTTCGAATCCCACCCCTTCCACCAATTTAAAAAGATATTGACAGCATGATTAAAAAAATATCTTGAGAGGTGATAATATGAAAAATAATTTACTTAAAGAATTAAAAAGAGCAACAAATTATACTCATACAGAAAATGGTGCTTTAACGCATAAAAGTACATTAAATAAATGTTACGATTTATTTGCTTTTGGTGGTGCATCAAGAGGCAAGTACGAACAAGACATATTAGATATGTTCTACGATGCTTTAAATGAAGATAAATTACTAGCAATGAAATTGTTATTTTATATTAGAGATGTAAGGGGTGGCTTAGGAGAAAGAAGAACTTTTAGAGTGATTCTTAAATCTTTAGCAAATTCTCATCCAGATCTAGTAGAAAAGAATATTGATTTAATACCTTTTTATGGTAGATATGATGATTTATTAGTATTATTTGATACTAAATGTGAGGATAAAATGATTAATTTAATAGCAAAAACATTAATAGATGATTGCAGAACAAATTATCCTACTTTATTAGCTAAATGGTTACCTAGTGAAAATGCTAGTTCTAGCGAATCTAAAAAAATAGCTAGAAAATTAGCTAGAAAACTTACCCTTAGTAATAGAGAATATAGAAAAACATTATCTGCTATAAGAAGTAAGATAAAAATAGTTGAAACTTTATTAAGTGAGAAGAGATATGATGAAATAGAATTTGATAAATTACCTAGTAAAGCAGGTATTAAATATAGAAAAGCATTTTTAAGACATGAAGAATTATGTGATAGATATAAGGAATTTATCAATAGTGAAGATACTAAAGTAAATACTAAGACTTTATATCCATATGACATAATTAAAGATGTTTGGGACTGTAGTTCACTTGAAAGAAAAGTGCTTAACAAGTTTTGGAATGACCTACCTGATTATTTTGACGGTAAACCTTGTAGTATATTGCCAGTAATAGATAATTCAGGGTCAATGACTTGGAATATTAACGGTGGTGTAATTCCGATAAATGTAGCAATTTCTTTAGGAATATATTGCGCTGAAAGAAATCATGGTGAGTTTCATAATCATTATATTAGTTTTAGTAGTAAACCTAAACTAATAGAAATAAAAGGAAAAGATATAGTTGATAAAGCTAGAAGTGCTATAAGAGAAGTTTATTACGACAGTACTAATATAGAAGCGGTATTTGATTTAATATTAAATATATTAAAAGAAGGAAATTTATCTAATGAATATCTACCTAAACATATAGTTATAATTTCTGATATGGAATTTAATGAAGGAACTCGTTATAGAGGTTCTAAAGAGACATTAATGGAACGTATAAGAAAAGAATGGAAAAAAGAAGGATATACAATGCCTCATTTGGTTTATTGGAATGTATGTTCTAGGAGAAATAATATATCAGATTTAGGGGCAAGCAATATTACTTATGTAAGTGGCTGCACTCCAATGATATTTGAAATGATTATGAGTGGAAAAACTGGAATGGATTTAATGTTGGAAACATTAAATAGCGATAGATATTCAAAAATAGCCATATAAGAAGGGAGATATAATATGAAAAAATTATTACAATTAGATTTTAAAAATGCAAGTATAGAGGAAGGTACAAATGGTAAACAGGTTATAGAATATGATAAAGAATTATTACCTTTATATACAAGAAGTTTAGATAAAGTATTAGAAGATATAGATGAAGAACAAAAATTACAACTTAAATTAAATATAGAACTTCCTCTTTCTCAATTTAGATTGCTGACTGATTTCCTAGTAGATTGTTCAGAGTTAAACTTATTTGATTTACAAATAAAATCAATAGAACAAGATAGCTAATATGGAAAAATATAATACTAAATTAAAAGAACAAATGATTAAATTGTCCCTACAAAAATTAAGTGGGGACAATGAAATAGATTGGGAAGATATAATAGAGAGTCTAGGAATAAGTTTACATAAAGATACGTTGAGAAGATGGGCAAGAGGTATGCAAATTTATGACGAATACCTTAAAGAAACACAGCACAGGTCCGCAAGAGGAGAATCAGAAAAAGAGTTAAAAAAATTATTAGAATTAAAGCAACAAAGAATAATGCTTTCTGATGAAAAAAGATATGTAAATATGAAACTTAGAGAGCTAACGAGAGTAGAAGATTTCTATAAGAAATTAGAAGATAAAATAATCAAAAGTGAACCTGTTGAGTTAAGAGTAATTGAAGATAATGAATGTACTAATGAAGCAGTATTAATGATATCTGATTGGCATTACGGAATAGAAGTTAATAATGAAGTTAATAAATTTAATTCAAGTATAGCTAACGATAGAGTCTCTAAATTAGCAAGTGCAGTTATAAAATATTGTAAAATAAATAAAACAAATAAATTGAACATATTTTGTTTAGGAGATTTAATCTCTTCTGAAATACATACAATTATAAAAATGGAAAATAGAGAAGATTTATCTACTCAAATATATGAAGTAAGCGAGCTGCTTTCAAAATTTATAGATAAAGTATCGAAAGTGGTTTCAGTTGAAGTTACTTTTACTTTTGGTAATCACGAAAGAACAGGATTAAAAGATTTATCTAAAGATACAGATAATTTTACAATTCTTATAGAAAAATATGTAGCACTTTTTTTAAGGGATAATAAAAATGTTATTATTAATAACAGTAAAACAAATTCGGATATTATATATAAAAATATAATGGGAAATGATTTTGTTGGAGTTCATGGGCATCAAGAAAAAAGAAAAGGTGTTGCTCCTGATCTAAGTGCCATATTAAATGGTAGAAATGTTGATTATGTATGTATGGGACATTTACATTCTCAATGTAATTATATTGATAATACATCCGAAGTATTTATAAATGGAAGTTTATGCGGAACAGATGCTTATGCTTATGGTAAAAGATTATTTTCTCCACCTAGTCAAAAATTGTTAATAGTTAGTGATGAAGGTGTGGAATGTATATATAATATTAAACTTTAGTGGGAGGATTAAGGTATGAAAGATAAAAAAGATGAATTAAGTAGGGAACTATATATTAGTGGAGAGATAACAACCGAAATGGCAACAGAAATAATCGCCCACTTAAAAAAAATAAACGATGAAGATTTAGAAATTTATAATAAAAATCAAACTCTAAATAAGAAACACCAATTAGAATATCCACCAATAACAATAACGATTAATTCTCCGGGTGGAAGTGTTATGGATGGTTGTGCGATAATGAATACATTAGAAACCTGTATAGCTCCTGTCCATACTCATGGAATCGGAGAAGTATCAAGTATGGCTGTATATATTTATGCTTGTGGAGAAGTTAGGACCGCAGGTGATTTAGTTACATTTGGACTACATGGTATTGGAGGAGGAGTTCGTGGTTATGCTAAAGAAATGTTAAGTTCTTTAACACATTGGAAAAAATTAGATAACAAATTAAACGAAAGACTTTTAGAAAATACTAAATTAACACAGAAAGATTTAGATGATTGTGAAACTTGTTTGGTTTTTTATGATTATGATGAAGCTTTAGAAAAAGGATTAATAAATACAGATTTATATGATGAAGAATTGCTTAAAGAAATGATAGATAAATTAGATATAAAAATTGAAGAAGAAAAAGAAAATGTAACAGAAGATTAATTTCTTTTAATATAAATGTATGTATACTTTTATAATTAAATAAAGGTTAATTGAATCCATATTCTTAACAATGTGGGTTCTATTTAGTCTTTATTTAGACTAATTATATCTCCCTTGTTAGTGGTATGGTTGCTTTTCCTCGTGACCATACCCATTAATAAGGAAATTAAATTATATATTGATAATCTATTATTATCAAACCATTTGATAACTACCCTTCGGGGTAGTTATTTTTTTTAACAAGAGAGGTGATAAAATGAAAAAAGAAAAAGGACAAAAATTAGCTAAAAGAACTTGTCCTTATTGTGGAGAGGAGAAATTTTTATCTAGGGATTTTTATGGCTCTGAAAGTGTTTTATATTCTAGTGAAAAAAGACATATTATCTGTAAAAATTGCATGAATATTAGATATAATTTCTTTTTAGCCAAATGCGATGGAGATGAGCTATTGGCATTAAGAAGAACTTGCGACAATTTAGATATTGTATTTGATGAAGGAATAGTAAAAAGAATTGAAGGTAAAGAAGGTTCTATGTTTTTAAATTACATGAAAACAATAAATGCCAATTCCATTCTTAGAAATTTAAATTCTTTAGATAGTCCCATGTTTAATGAGATGCACTCTAAACCTAATGTAGAGGATTTGGTTATTGATAATAACATAGTTATGAAATGGGGAGACGGATTTACAAAAAGGGAGTATCAACAATTAGAATATATTTATTCTGAATATATGGAAGAGTATAAACCTAAAGATTTATCAACTAAAAAAATATTAAAGGATTTAAGTATGACAGAGCTTCTTAGAGAAAGAGCTAGATTAAAAAATGATGATAAGACTTATGATATGTATACTAAATTGCTTTCTAAAAGTAGAGCAGATGCAAATATACAGCCAAACCAAAATAAAGACGAAGATGACGAAAAATTTATTTTTGGTATGATGATGAAAATATATGAATTAAAAAAACCAGTAGTTAAAAGACTTAAAGAATATCAAGATGTTGACTGGATTGAAAGATATATAATGAGATTCTTATTTAAACCATTAGCAGTAGCTCTAGGATTTGGATCAGCTAATTATAGCTTGGAAGAAGGAGATTCTGGAATCCAATTAGATGAAAAAGTTGAAAAAGCTATACAAGCCGTTAAAGAAGAAGAGGAAGAAGAAAAAAGAAAGAACGGTGATAGCTAATGAAAGAAAAAAAATACATAGAAACAGAATATGAAGATAGAGGTAACTTAAAAAAAGACTCCAAAGAAGATTTACTTATAGGTATAGGTGAATATTGGGGTTGTTTTTATTTAGCAAATCCTCATAGGTTTGCTATGGATTATTTAAAATATAAGCTTCATATATTCCAGCAGATACTTTTATATTTTATGATGAAGAGTGACCAATTCGTATTCATAGCATCAAGGGGATTAGGTAAATCATTTTTAACAGCAGTATTTTGTACCGTTATATGTATATTAAAACCCGGAACAAAAGTTATTGTCTGTGCTAAACAAAAAAAACAAGCAGAGAAAGTACTGACCGAAAAAATACTCGGTGAATTATATCCGCAATCATATGCTTTAAGGAAAGAGATAGATTATAAAGGGATTAAATGTAATTCCAATCAGGTGTTAATTCCTTTTAAAAATGGTTCTTCTATAGAAGTCCTTGCTAGTTCAGAAAATTCAAGAGGTGCAAGATGTAATGTCTTAGTAATGGACGAGTTTCGTATGATAAATGAAACAATAGTTAGAAGTGTTTTATCTCCATTTGGTGCGGTTCCAAGACAAGCAGGATATTTAACTAATCCTAGATATTCTTTTTATCGTGAAGAAAATAAAGAATTATATTTATCTAGTGCATGGTATTCAGACCATTGGAGTTTTTCAAAATGGAAAACAACCGTTAGAGATATGCTTACAAAATTCGATTCTTTTGCTTGTAATATCCCTTTTACTTGCTCGTTAGAGCATGGGTTAAATACTAAAAAGAAAATAGAAAGAGAAATGGACGCAGAAGGCATGAATTACGCAACGTTCCTAATGGAATATTGTGCTGTTTTCTTTAATGAAGCAGATGATGCGTTTTTTAAATCTTCTGTTATAAATCCTTGCAGGGATAGTGTCGATGTTTTTTATCCTCCTACTGCCGAAGAATGGATAGCAGAGAAAAAGAAGAAAAAAATAGAGCAATCATGGTATATGCCTAGAGTTAATGGTGAAATAAGAATTCTTGCTTGTGATATCGCCTTAGCTAAAGGGGTCGCAAACGATAACTCGAGTTTCTTATTAATGAGGATGATACCAGATAGAGGTAAATTTAAACGTTATGTTGTCTATCTTGAGGCTCATAATGGTATGCCTGCTAAACAACAAGCTATAAGAATAAAACAATTATTCTATGATTTTGGAGCAGATAAAATAATCCTCGATACAACTGGTATAGGTGAAGCAGTTTGGGAATTTGTTAGAGAAAGCAATTATGACGAAGAAAGAGGAGTTAGATACGATGGATTTACTTGTTTTAATGAAGATAATAGAGTTGACGATTTATCTAAAAGAACTGGCTTACCTTTTGTATATTCGATGCAGCCTAACACAGAAATCAACAGTAGAATAGCAGTAAGTGTAAGAAAATTATTAGCAGATAAAGATTTAATACTTCCTATGAATGATAGAGAAGCCAAGATATTAGTAACTGAAAAAATAGCTAGTTTAGACCTAGATTTAGACGAAGCGGCTTATAGAGAAGCTATATTGCTTGCTCCTTTTGTTCAAACAACTATTATGGTTAACGAAATGATAAGTTTGAGACATGAAAGTAAAGAAGGTAAAATAAGACTTTTTGAAAGAGGGGCAAATAGAAAAGATAGATATTCTTCACTAGGCTACGGAGTATTTTTAAGTAATTTAATAGCACAAGAAGAAGGTTTCGGAGACGATAGTGACGATATTTTATTCTTAGTATAATTAATAAGGGTGATGATATGGAATTAAATAGAGTTTATTGTATGGATAATTTAGAGTTATTAAAGCAAATAAACGATGAGGAAATCAACCTGATCTATTGCGATATTCTTTATAATACAGGTAAAATTTTTAAAGATTATGATGATAGATTAGGTACTCCACAACAAGCAATAAAATGGTATAAACCAAGATTGTCTGAAATGAAAAGAGTTTTAAAAAATAACGGATTAATCTATATTCAATGTGATTATAGGTTGGTTCATTATTTAAAAGTTGAAATGGATAACATTTTCGGTATTAACAATTTTAGAAACGATATTATATGGAATTACGGAGGACAATCTAGGAGTAAAGATATAAGTTGTAAACATGACAATATATTAAGATATTCAAAAAGCAATAAATACATATATAATACGCAATATCAACCTTATACTGAAAAAACATTAAAAGAATTTAGGCATAAAAATGAAAAAGGAGAATTGTGTGTTCGTACTTGTAGAAGAGATAAAGATGGGAACAAGAGGTATTATTATACACCTATGAAAGAAGGAGCAAATATAACAGATGTATGGGACATTGGATTATTAACTTCTTCAAGCAGAGAAAGAGTAGGTTATGACACCCAAAAACCGAAAGAATTATTAGAGAGAATAATTAAATCATCTTCTAATGAAGGGGACATTATCGCTGATTTCTTTTGTGGTAGTGGAACGAGTTTAGTTGTGGCAAAAGAATTAAACAGACAATATATAGGATGTGATTTAAATCCAAGGGCGATAGAGATAACAAATAAAAGACTAAAATCAATATAAGGAGTTGATATATTTGAGTGAGGATATAAAAAAAGAAAATGTTGACTTATATGATGAATATGATTTTTCCGAAGATTTATTATATAGTTTAAAAACTTATAATTCTCAGATTTCAACAATAAGAGATAATAGTGTAAGAGTAAAAAATAATATAAGAAAAATGTTAAGTAATCAAGCTGATAGTCAATATACAGAAACAGAACTTCAAAAAATAGGCGAAGTACTTACTAATAAAAACGGTCAACTAAAAGAATTAATTACATATAAATCTAACTTGCTTACTTATGACCACTATATAATGCCTATTGATGCAAGTAAATACAAAACGGAAAAAGATATAAGAGAAGCTAGAAGAAAAGCTTCAAAACAAGTAGAAAAATACAACTTAAAATATAACTGCAAGTGGATTGCCCAAGATGTTATAGAATATGGTGAAATTTATTTAGCTTTAGTTAAAGGTAAGAATAATTATTTATTTTTTAAATTTCCTAGAGAAATGTGTATGATAACTCAAAAGACTGGCAATATGGTTTCTAAATTCGCCATAAATTTAGGTTATTTAAATTCTACAAATTATTATACATTCCCTCAAGCAATACAAGAGTTATATTGGGATTATCAAGGAGGGACTTTAGATAAAAGAAGAATAATAAAAAATTCATGGTATCAAATGACTGAAACTTGTTATATGGCATTTACTTTGGATGAATGGCAAGAGAAGGGTACTCCATATTATTCTTATTTATTTGATAGTTTAGCTTCATTAGAAGAATTATCAGATTTAGTTAATTTAAATGCTTACATAGATAGTTTTAGATTATTACATCAAAAACCTGAGCTTGATGATAGAGGTCAGTTAAAAATGGAAAGAAAGAAAATAACAAATTATCATAATGCATTAAAAAGTTTAGTTCCTTATGGTTATTGTACTTTAACTTCTCCTTTAGATTTAAAATTAATATCTAGTGACGGAAATAGTTCAAGTATACTTGACGCTAAAGAAAAAACAAAAACAACAATATATGATGCTAGTGGTGTAAATGATAATTTATTTAATGGTAATACAACTAATACAGAAGCAGTATCAATAGGGTTTACAATAGATACTTTAATGCCTTTAAGAATACAAAAAGAAATAGAAAATTGGGTTAATGACCATATGAGAAGTGTTAGGGCTACTTCAAACTGGTTTTTAGAATTTATACCTACTAATGAATATAATCAAGGATTAGAAGCAGAAAGACAAAGATCAGCTTTAGCTATTTATTCTCCTAAGTGGAAATACTTAGCTACTATAGGATTAACTCCTTTACGAGCATTAAGCACAATAGAATCAGAAGAATTAGAAGATATAGCTTCTAAGATGACTCCGCTATCAACTGCTTATACTCAAGTGGGTAATGAAGTGGGCGGTAGACCTACTAAAGCAGAAACAGGAGAATCTAATGCAAATTCAAGCAGCACAAATCCAAATGAATAGGTGATGAAAATGAGTGATTTTAAATTAACTCCTTGTTCTTTAGGAGAAATTAAAGAAGATATTCCATATAAAATACCTTCTAATATAAAGTTATTAGGAGCAGAGACATTTTGGAATAAAGGAATTTATGGAGAAGGAATAACTGTAGCAATATTAGATACAGGAATTGATACAAGCCATGTATGTTTAAAAGATAGGATAATTGGTGGCAAAAACTTCACAAATGAAGGTAAAGAAAATGATTTTACCGATTGGAATGGTCATGGAACTCATGTAGCAGGAATCATAGCAGGGAATAGAGTTGAAAAAGGTATAACAGGGGTTGCTCCTGAATGTAATTTATTAATAATTAAAGTTTTAGATAGATTTGGAGATGGCGCTTTTCCTAATATAGTAAAAGGATTAGAATATGCTATTGAGCAAAATGTAGATATTATAAATATGTCTTTAGGTGGTAGAGCAGATGACGATTCTTTACACGAGGTTATAAAAAAAGCAACAGATAAAGGTATATGTATTTGTTGTGCTAGTGGCAATAATGGAGATGGAAGTGCTGATACAGATGAAATTAATTTCCCCGGAAATTATCATGAAGTTATAGAAGTTGGAGCGGTAGACAGAGATAATAGTATTGCTAAATTCAGTAATACAAATCCTGAAATAGATATTGTATCATACGGTGTCAATATAATGTCAACTTATAAGAATAATAGATATGCAACGACAAGTGGTACTTCTCAAGCCACACCACACGTTTCAGGAGCATTGGCATTAATCAAAGAAGATTTTGTTAAAACTTATGGTAGAAAACCAACTGAAAGTGAATTGTGGGCAAGACTTGTCAAATGTACTAATTTCCTCAATGATATAGATACGAAGGCACAAGGAAACGGTGTTTTATATCTAGGAAATGGATGTGAATAACATGGGAAGATATATAATTGCAGATACAAGAGATAAAGCAGAAAAATTAAAACGAATGGGTTTTGAATGTATTACGATACGAGAAATAGGTAAAGAAACACATTATGTATTTGAAAATTCAGATAAATATTTACTTTTTTCAAATGATGAAAAAAATGAATATATAATAAGTGACCAGTTATATATGTGTTTTTAATTCTTATAGAAAGGAGGAAATCCTTTGATAATTAGAATACCATGTTCTATGACTTTGGAAGAAAATTTTTTAAACTTTTCAGAAGATAGTGAAACAAATCCAAATGTTAAAATGCAAATCATACATGAAGGAGTAAATCCAAAAGGTACAAGCTTTTCAAAACAAGCAATCGAATTAGCTAAAGCTACAATCTATGATAAACCAATACTTGCATATGTTAAATATGATGAAAATGGAGAGCCTTTAGATTTTGGCGAACACGAAATGATACTTGTCCCAAAAGTTGTCAATGGCAAAAGAAGTTACGAGATTAAATATATAGAACAACCTATAGGAACTTTTTCTCAAAATTTCGACCTTTCTTATGAAAAAGGTGAGAATGGGAAAGAATATCTTACTGCTACTGGCACTATATGGAACAGATATTGTAAAGATGCTTATGACCTTCTTAAAGAAGGCGACAAATCTGTAAGCATGGAAATCAATATACTTGAGAGTGAAAAAGATAAACATAGTGGAGTTTTAAATATATCTAAATTTGAATTTTTAGGAGTTACTATATTAGGAGATGATTATGCTCCGGGTATAGATGGTGCTAATGCAACTCTTGAATTTACAAGAATAAAAACTGAAAAAGATTTAATTAATTTTTTAAATAATATAGAACAAAATGTGAAAGGAGACGAAGGCATGAAAGGAAATAATGATACATATTCTCTTTCTAATGGAGTAATGGCATTACAAATAAGAGAACAATTAAGTAATAGAATGATAGAAAAAAAATACTCTTGGGGAGAAACATATCAAGCTAGAGAATTCTATTATGTAGATACTATTCCTGATGACTCTATAGTTGTAGTTCAAGGAAATGACGGATATAAATATTATGGAATACCTTATTCTGTAAGCGAAGATACTCTTACTTTAGATTTTGACAATAGAAAAGAGTATATAAGTGAATGGAGAGAGAAAAAAGTTGATGATTCTGTAAGCTTCTCTTTAAATGAAGACGAGGCTAAAGAAATGGCAGAACTTACTTTTAATGCAGAAGTAGAAAAAGTCAATCAAGCAGCTAAAACAGTTGTCGACACTTTTAAAAACGATTTAGAAAAAGTTAATGAAGAATTAACTCAAACTAAAGAAGAATTAACAAAAGCTAATGAAACTGTATTCTCTTTAGGAGAAGAAGTGAAAGAATTTAAAGAAAAAGAAGCTCAAGCAGAAAAAGAAAAATTTGAAGAAGAGGTTGAAGGAGTTCTAGCTAAATTCTCATTTGATGAAGAAGAAACTAAAGAAATGAAAGAACAATGCTTAAATGGAGAATTTGATGTAGAAGAATTAAATAATAAATTATTCGCATTATATGGCAAAAAAGCATATGAAAATATGCAAAATAAACAACCAAAAGAACCAGATACAGAACCTAGTCTACAAATGCCAGTTAAGGGAGATACTCATGTTCCTTACGGTGGAGTATTTGAAAATTTATAAAATTTAAAGGAGTGAATAAATAACATGAAAGCAATAATGAGAAAAGATAGACAACCATATCCAAATCCAATAAATGTTATATCTGATGAAGTATTAGAAAATGGTATGGTAGTTGGTGTAAAAGGATTCGCTGAAAACGGTGAAAGAGAACTTTACAAAGTTGGTAAATTTGCAGAAGGAGATATAGCTGCAATAGTTGACTGTTCAGTTCTTATGTATGACCCAAGATATGATGAAAGAGATTTTGAATTAAAAGCAGGAGAAAGAGGTAGAGTCGAATACTTAGGTCATGGTGATGTCTACACAATATCTAATGCTTTATTACCAGAAGGGTTAGTAGTAGGAGATAAATTAAATCCTGATACTGAAAACTTAGGAAAATATGTTAAAGCTGATGAAGGTATATTTTTAGTTAGAAGAATAGATTTAGATTTTGAAACTCAACCTTCAACTATGATAGAAGTAATATTACACGCATAATAAAATAAAAAAAAGAAAAGAAAGGATGATTAGAGTGGAAAAAAGAAGTCAAGTTGCTCAAATGGCAATAGATATATTAAATGGAAATCCCGACACATATGATTTAAATACTGCCGAAGATAAATTAAGAAAATTAGTATTAAATGAAATGGGTGGAACTTGGGATTATTATACTTTCCAAGATAACAAATATAAAGTATTTGCAATATTATCAGAAATATTAACAGAAACTACTTCTCGTGTTTTAAGAGAGGTATTTGAACCATTCTGTGAATTTAGAGATTTTGAATTAGGAGATACTGTAGAATTTACAGTTGAAGATGATAGATTATTTGAAGTATCTGTTGTTGCAACAGATAATAACAACCTATTAAGACAAAAATTAATGAATAGAAGAGTTCCAATGACTGCTTCTGAATTAGGTGTAAAAATCTATGCTCCATTTACTGCTTGGTTAGCAGGAAGAATAGATTTAGAAAAATTAGTAGATAGAGTTCAAAAATCTACTCAACAAGATATGGTAAGAAGAATAGGTAATGCTTTTGTTAGCGCTTATGGTCAATGTCATGCTAACTTAGTTGAAAGTGGTACAGTAACTAGAGATGCTTTATCTTTATTATGTGCTAAAGTAGAAGGTTTAGGATTAGGAGAACCAGTTATATATGGTACTAAAACTGCATTAGCTAAAATACCTGCATTAGAAGGATTCGTTTTAGACGGAGAAGATTTAAGAAATAATGGTTATTTAAAAATGTTTGAAGGTATGAAATGTGTAGAATTAAAGAATACATTTAATAAAGAAACTGGTAAATTTGGTTTAGGTGACGATGAACATTTATATGTAGTTCCAAGTGGAATGACTAAACCAATAATGGTAGGTTTTGAAGGAAAAGCATTTATATTAGAAGATAAATCTGGAGAAAGAAATGATAGAGAAATCGAATACCTATTCACTAGAAGAGTACATATAGGTGTTGTAAAAGCAGTTAACTTCGGTAGATATGATATAGCTTAGTTATTAAAATAGGGAGATGATAGTAAATGACAAGTAAAAAAGTAGAGGAAAAAACTAATTTAAGTAAGGAAACAGTTGAAAAAACAGAAAAAGTTAAAAAAAGAACAAGAGCAGAAATAATGAGAGAATTAAAAAGAGAAGCATCCAAAATAGATGTTGAAGTAATGAATTTAACTAATGGCTCATTTATTTATGAAAATGGATATGATTCTATAAGAATGAATGAACCCGGAGAAACAGCTATAGTAGGGTTAGACTTATTATTAAAAATGAAAAACTCTCCGACTATGAGAAAATTATTTTTATCAGTAGTAGATGTATATAGTGAAGAATATGAATTAGAAGATGTGCTTAACATACTTGATTTAACTAGGATATATGGCGACAAAATTCTTACTTTAGATTGTTTAGATAAAATGCTAGAGGACGGTTCTGTTGATGATTTTGCAGAAACTCTTAAAAATGAATCACCTGAATTGGCTAGAAGATTATGTCAAAGAGCAATTTATTTAGCTCACCTAAATAAATTTGATTCTATGGGTAAACGTTCTGTAGTAGAAAGAGAATTTAATAATGCTTTTATATTTAAATCAAATTAGAAGGTGTTAAAATGAGTACTCCAATAGAAAAGATATTCGTTGTTTTCCTAAATCAAATTGAAGATGATGGATTGGCTTTAGCACCTGAAGAAATACAAATGAAAACAATGACTAGATATCTTCGTGGAGCGACCATAAAATTCGATACTTGTGAAAAGGATTTAACTATCGTTTCCGAAGATGATGGAATAACAGGTTATATTAAAGCTGATCTAACAGAAGACGAGATAGAAATTCTTGCTTTGGGTATGGTATGTAGATGGTTACAAAGAATTGTTAATAGTGAAGATAATTTAAGGAACATAATTACTGACCACGACTTTAAAAAGACTTCAAATGCCAATTTATTAAAAATGCTAATTACTTTGAAAAAATTACATGAAGAGGATTTTAGGCAAAGAAAAGTAGATTATTCATATAAAGGATACGATGGATTTGAGTAATTTTTTAGAAGAATACAAAATTTTTACTTTGCGTGGTCAAAAGAATAAAAAAGAAAAATTAAGATATACAGCTAGAAAAACATTTGAAAAATCATTACAAAGAATACCTACGGCAATTGATATACAAGTAACCGATGTAGATGAGACTATCATAACAGAAAATACAAAAACTGTTACGGCAATAGTTAATAATATTACAGATAATGACCAAACGGCATTAGATGAAAAAGAAATATATTTACCAGTTGGGACAAATGTAGATATAGGTTGTTATTGTTATTTTGATAATTGTTATTGGTTATTTATTTTTAAAGAACACAAAGAAATGGATGCATACATTCATTTTACGTTAAAAAGATGTAATCAAATTATTAATTATTTATACAATAAAGAAATTTATCATATACCTGTATCTGTAGTTAACTTAACTATGTATAGTGATGGGATTAATGATACTAGATATTTAAGTATGGGAGATGCAAAGAGACATATTTTTTATGGCTCTAATCCTGTGACTAGAACAATTGGTGAAGGTGTAAGAATAATGCTTACTAGAAATTCAATATTTAGAGTTACACATATTAATGATTTTGAATATAACGGAAGATATACTGGAGCTAATGGTTTAATTAAAGCATTAACATTACAAACAGTATTGATTTCAGAAGATGACAGGGATAATAAGCTAGCTTATAATATTGAAAAAAATGATACTAAAGATATTAAAGATGATGTGCAAGGTTTAAATTATATTTATTTAGGAGAACAAAATGAATATGTGGTTAAATCAGATAAAGAAGTAGAATTTATATTAGATGCACATTATCCAAATACAGAAATTATAAAAAGAGAACATAATAAATGTACTATAGAACAATCATCTAACATAGAGTCTGTAGGAGAAAATATAATGCTTATTGCTAGAGATAAAAACACAAAAGAAACAATAGATATGTTTATTATTACCGTAAGGGGTGTTTAATATGATTGAGCAATTTCCTAATAAATACCTTATTAAGCTCTCTAATGAGATTATGTTAGATAAAAAAATAAACAAAATGATATATTATAATGAAGAAAAACAAAATGATATATATTCTTTAGAAGATATAGAAAATCCAATTAAAAAACTTAAAGAGAAAAAGGTTTTTATAAATAGAAAAGTTCCCGAAGTATTAAAGGAATCAGATATTTCTGTTTTCGTTAATATTTATAGAGATTTCCCTTATACAGGATTTTACCAACCAAGCTATAAAATACAGCAGTTTAAGTTTGAAGTTGGAGTAATATGTCATAATGATTGTAGATTTACATTAAATGGTTTGAGAGATATTTTAATTTACAAAGATATAGAAAAAATGTTAAAAACAAATAAAAACTTAAAAGGGATTGGATTCCCTACTTTGGAACAAACATATCCGATGTATAATATGCCAAATGGATTCACAGGGTATATGTCCATTTATAAACTAGAATATTTTGAAGGTATGTAATGTACTTTACTAAAGAATATGTAACTGGACAACCATTAAATTTAAAAAAATATACATTAGGATATATAAATCAACCAATAGTAGATTATTTTATGTATGATTATGATTTTATAGATTTTATTAAACCATATTATATGGGAATAACATTATCTTATGATGAATTATGTAAAAAAAATAAATTTTATTTTTCTTATTTTTTACAGATAATGAATGAATCAAAATTAATAATGAACTCTTTTTATAAAGGGTTAACCTTATTATATAATACTTCTCTTGAAGATATGGAGTTTTTTAAAGATGAAGATGGCGGAGACAAAATTATTCTTAGAATAGATGAAAAAGGAACTAGGAAAAAAGAAGGAGAACATGGAAATCCATTAGCATTTATTTCGGACGATAATTTCCTAGTACTTTGTGAAGTTGTGTTGGAAATGTGTCTTTTTGAAAAACCAAAAGAAGAAGGAGAAATTAAAGGAGACCCAAAACTTGTAGAAAGATTTAAAGAACAAAGAAGAAAATACCTCCAAAGCAGAAAAAATGATGATGGCATACTTTTCGAAAATATGGTTAGAGAAATAATGTATTTACAAAATATACGTTCTTATGAAGAAATTAAAAATACAACCGTATGGTGGTTAAGAGATGCTTATTCAGTTGAAACATTGAGAGTTTCAGAAGAAAAACAATGGAAAATGGCAAGCGGAGGTAAATATAGTCCTAAGAAGATAAAATCTTGGCAAAAAATAACAAAATTAAAAAAATAGAAAGGAAGATTGATTATGGGATATGCAATAAAAAGTGCTTGCGACTTAACTTTAACAAATTTAGCTAATCCTGAAGATACTACTACTATAGATTTTCTTAATAGTTTTAATATAACAACTGAATCAGAAAACTTCGAAGCTTACAAAAGAGGAGATTTATGTATAACTATAGCAGGTCAAAGAAAAGGAATAAAATAACGTTCCCTATGTTAAGTAATTAGCATAGCAAATCCTTTGAATTGCTGGAAACCCCTAAAGCTAATTAAACTACAACGTAAGGTTAAATCCTAAGCGTGAATGTTGCGAAAGTAGAAAAAATTAATTAGATGGCATATGGTTAAACCCTAAGTGCTTTGGATATAATTATTATATCTGACAATGGGCAATCAGCAGGTAAGATATATTTGTTTGTTAAATATGAAGGGTGATAATATGAGAACAAAATGGACGGAAGAAAAAATAATAAATTATTTAAATAATAATAAAATTATTTATGAAAGACAAAAAGTATATCCTTCATTAAAAGGTGAAGGAGGGTGTAATTTATCTTATGACTTTTATTTGCCCGATTATAATTGCTGTATCGAATATCAAGGAGTGCAACATTATGAACCAGTAAAATATTTTGGAGGTAAAGAAAAATTTGAAATACAAAGAAAACATGATTTGAAAAAGAAAAATTATTGCACAGAAAATAAAATTAAATTAATAACAATTCCTTATTGGGAATTTGATAATATAGATAAAATTTTAAACAAACAAATGTATAAACTTCAACGACTAACCGAAAGCGAGTAATATCGTGAGTAGCCTTGAAATAGGCAATAGGAGTACGGCTCAAGTTAATGGAGTGGGTGAGAACCCCTTAAATGGAAGTGGAGGAATCCCTGTAAGAAAATCAGGGAAGTGATATAGTCTGCTCTCTTATCGAAAGATAAGGCAGTTCTTAGATGAACGATATAGGCGTTACGAACCTATGTGAACATTAGGCATTACAAATGGATGCACAAGTTATAGATGACTTCTTCTTAGCTCAAATGCTTGGTGGTGAAATAACTGGTACTAAAATACAAGTTAAAGGTACTATACCAAGCAAATATTACAAAATGGAAGGTACATTTGAAGTTGTTAATGAAGATGGTAGTACAGAAGTTAAATCAATAAAATTCAGCAAAGCGAAAGCGCAACCTAATGCTGACTTAACAATATCAGCACAAGAAATATCAGACTTTAGTTTAACTTGGGACATATTAGTTGATGACCAAGACTTAATATTAGAAATAGACAAAAAAACTGTATAATAATTTATAGCGTCAGCAGATTAATTTCTGTTGGCGCATTTTTTTTTATCTATTTTTAGAAGGGAGAAATAAAAAATGAAAATAAGTGATTTTAAATTAGAAAAAATAAGAAAAGAATTTGTTGTTGATATAAACGGTGAATTAGAAAAAGTAACAGTTTACAATATATTAAACGAAGAAAGAGAAGAGATTAGAGAGGATTTACAAGAAATAATAAAAGATAAAAATGTATTAGATGCGGAAGATGTAGAGGATATTTATAATATTTTATTTCCAGTATGTACGAATATAGAAGTTGATGAAGATATAATAGATACATTAAATAATCCTAATAAGGATATGGTACTTATATTAAATGAAGTTAGAGAAATTTTAGATGAAATATATTTAGAAGTATTATTGGGTCAATCTCAGCAATTAAGTGAGATAGAAAAAGGATTAATATTGAAGAAAAATTTATTAATGAGTGAAAAAATAGAATTGCTAGGAAATGAATGTAAAGAATTAGAAAAAGAAATAAAAGATATGAAAGAAAGTAGGGAGGAGGTTGAAAAATAATGGTATTTGATAACTTAGATCAGGTCGTGGCATACATACAAAAAACTGTAACAGATGAACTTCCGGCATTAGGAGAAGAAATGAGAAAAATTATGCACGAAACTCTTATGATGGAGACTGGTTATGAAGAAAGAATACCAAATATGTATGATAGAACTGGTGGAATGGAAAATATCTGCGAATATGAACAAATTGGAGATAAAGAAATTGATGGGGTTTTTAGAGATAACGGCAAATGGGTAAATAAACACGGTAGCCATTATTTCCCATTAAATCGTTGGGAAGAAGGTACAGTTTGGGCACCCGGATATTCGGATACTAATCCTGTATTTTATCCTGCGACAAATATAGAAGAAGATGCCCGAAACGAAATAGATGTAAAGATTCCATTAGAATTAAAAGAAAAATTAAGAATTAGAGGATTAAATGTTTTATAGAAAAAATTAAGTTACCACTTCGTATAAGTGGTAATTCTTATGCGTATAAAGGTGGTGGATTTAATTGGCTGAAGATATAAGAATTAAAGTCTTTCCAACCGTTCAAAAAGGAGATTCTTCATCTGAATTATCAAAAGTTATCGCAGATTTAGAAAAAAATGCAAAGAAAATTAAGGTTGGAATAGATGACAAGGATTTGCTTAGTCAAATAACAAAACTTAAAGAACAAATAAATAGTTTAAGTAAAGGTACAAATACAAAAGGCAATTCTAAAATGTTTCAAAATGAAACAAAGAGTGCCAAAGAGTTAATTTCTGAATATAAAAAATTAATATCTCAAAAGAATAAATTAGAAACACAAATGTCTAAACAGACATATAAAGGACAGGCATACAAATCTTTATCTAAAGATTTAACAAAAGTGAATAAAGACATTGAATCGGTTGGTAGTAAAATTGATGCTTTAAACAAAAAAACTATTAAATCAGATATTACTGCAAGTTTAACAAGCTCTTTTGAATCTACTATTAAAAAAGCAACAGAGTTAGGTACTGCGTTAGAAAATGCTTTAGGGAAAAGAAATTTAACAGGTACGCAAACGGCTGATCTAAAAACTTTACAAAGACAATTAGATAATTTTAAATCGTCTGCAAATCTTGAAAATATTTTAAAAGCAGATAAACCTTATGCCGAAATGTCTAAACTTATGACAAGGGCATCAGAGCTTACGCAAGCTTTTAGGAAGATTGAACTATCTGATGCTTTGGCAAAAAGTATTAGAAAAGCTGAATCAGATGCAAGTATTCTTCAAAATAAAATTAAATCTTTATATACTAAAGGTTACGGAAATAATAATGCTATTGATAAATTATTTACTAGAGCAAAAGAATTAAGCAACGTTAATATAAGAATTAATAGCAAAACTGCTGAAGCAGATGTAGTTTCTCTTAATGATAAAATAAAAAAATTAGATAGCGATTATAATAAATTGGTAACAGATATGCAAAGAAATAAAAAGATGGATGTCTTTAAAATAAATGTATCTGCATCAATGAAACAATTAGAAGAATTAAGAACTAAATTTACAAGTTTAGGGAAAGATACATCTCAAATAGATTCTTTAAAAGCTAGATTAGAAGGATTAAATAAATTAACTTTTGTCCAAGCTCAAGAAGAATTTTCTAAAATTAAAGCACAAATAAGCGAAGTATCAGCAGAAGTTCCGAAAGCTACATCTGCGATGGCTCGTTTTAATAAATTAATGAATGAGAGAGCTTCATTAGAAAAACAAATGTCTAAGACTACAAATACACAGTCTTATGATGTTTTAAATAAAAAATTACAAGAAAACTTATCTAATATTAAAAAAGTAGCATCAGAATTAGATTCAATAAAAGGTAAGAATATTAATCCGGATATAACTAGAAGTTTGGCTAGTTCATTTGAAACTCTTCAAAATCAAGCTACAAAAGCTTCTCAAACCATTGATAATATGTTCAAAAACAAGAATTTAACTGGTGACCAAATCAAACAGTTAGAGGCTTTAAAGAAGGAAATTGATAGAATAAAAGGTACTAAATTAGATAATATCTTAAATATATCAAACTCTCACGAACATATGGCAACTCTTTTAGGCGATTTGCAAAAAGTAAAAACTACAGCAAAAGATATAACAATTAATAGCGATTTTAATACTAGGGTTGAAGCAGCCTATCAGAAAGTTGCACAATTAGGGCAAGAGTTAGATAAATTAAAAAATGTAAAAGGATTTTTAAACACAACAGATTTACAAAATAGACTTCAACAAGTTATAGCTTTATTTAACTCTGATTTAAAAAATGCAAAAATAAATATTGATTCAAAAACTGCAACAACAGATTTGAGAAATTTATCTGAAACAATTCAACTTGTAGAAGGTGAATTAAGGGATTTAAGTGCGATTTCAACAAGTGCAAAAAAATCATTTGATTTTACTACAAGTGTAAATTCTAGTTTAGAAAGGATTAATACTTTAACTAAAGCACTCCAATCAATGGGTAAAGATACCTCTAGTGCAGAAAAGATAAAAACAGAATTAAGTAATTTGGCTAACGTTCCTTTAGAAGAGGCAGAGAGTAAGCTAAAGAGGCTAAATAATGAGATAAATTCTATAGCTAAAAATACAACAGGCATAAAAACTCAAGCGGATGCCTTAAAAGAATATAACAAATTAATAGGTCAAAAAAACTCATTAGAAAAAACTTTATCTAAAACAAATATCAATACACAATCATATCAATTATTAAGCGCTGAATTAGAAAAAATTGATACTAGAATAGAAGCTACAGTTTCATTAATGAGGAATGTTAAACTTCCAGAAGGTAATTTAGCTTCGATAACAAATTTTGCAAAAGAATTTACAAATATAGAAAAAAGTGTTACTTCATTAGAATCTAAATTGTCTAATGTTATGAGTAAGACAAATATACCTTCATCTCAAACAGGTAGAATACAAGAAGTTAAAAGCATGGTTGATTATTTAAAAACTGTCCGTTTAGACGACATTTTAAAAATGGATAAACCATACGAACAAATATCTTTATTAATTTCTGAAATTCAAAGACTGGATAAGGAATTAAAAAGTATAGATAATAATATTACTTTTAGTGAAAAGTTAGGAAATCAAGCGACTCAAGCAAAGAGCCAATTACAACAACTTCAAAGTCAGGTCGAAATATTTAAGAAAACAAAATTTTTCGGAGATACACAAAATATTGACAACCTTATACAAAGAATTAAAACTTTATCTGGAACAAAGATAGATTTAAATTCAGAAGCAGCAGAAAGTGACGTAAAAAGATTAGTTGCAAGTCTTAATGAATTAGAAAAGGAATTTGATGAATTAAAATCTAAATCCAACGTTGATATAAAAGGATTTAATTTAGACACATCTATTCAAACAGCTACACAAAGATTAAATGAATTAGAAAAGAAATTCCAATCTATAGGTAAAGATGTAGCTCCTATAAGAAAACTGAAAGATGAATTGCAAGGATTAGGAAAAGTATCTTTTAAAGAAGCAGAGGCTCAATTAAGAAGAATTAATAGCGAAGCTTCAAAATTAGAAAAAGGATTCCAAAACGCAAATAGAGCGGCTAAAAGCGCATCGACAGGAATAAGTACTTCTATGAAGTCAGCTAGCAAATTCGTTTCTAACTTATATTCTACTTTATCTACTTATTCTTTAGGTAATATTTTAGGTATGCAAATAACTAAAGGTATCTATGCAATAAACGATACAATAGTAGAATTAGATAGTGCTTTTAGAGATATGGAAAAAGTTGCTCCTGCAAGCTTCACAGGTACAAAACAAGAATTACAAGAAGTCAAAGAAATGGCTTATGAAACAGGACAACAAGTTGCAAGAAGTTCTGTAGACATCATAAACTCAACTGCATCTGCCTTCCAATTAGGTATAGATAATGTAAAAGATGCTATGCAATATGCTAAGAGTGTCAATATGTATGCTAACGTAGCAGAAATTGACGAGCAGACGGCAGATAAATATATTAAAACTATAGCTTCTGCATATGGCGGAGTTGCTAAATCATTAAAACCTATGACTGATAAGGTTAAAGGTGCAGGTAGTGCATATAGTCAATTAGCAGATTATATGGATCAGGCAAATTATGCGGGTGAATGTAAACTAATCGCCCAGTAATACAAGCGATTGTATTATTTAACTTTTTGAATTGACTGGGAAACCCTAAGAGCTTTAATACTACAACGTAATTGGAAACGATAGGCGTGAATGTTTAAAAAAAATAAAGATTGGGTAATCAGCAGGTAAGATTCTAAAGTTTATTTTAAAATAATGTTAAATGCAATATATAAATGGATATAATAGAAGAGAGGTGATTAAATGAGTAAAAGATTAACACAGAAATATATAGAAGAATATTTTAGTAAATACGGTTATGAAGTTTTATGTTTATATAAATCAAATAAACAAAAATTGAAACTTAAATGTCCTAATGGGCATATAACAGAAGCATTGTCTTATGATTCTTTTAGGAGAGGTAATTGCAGATGTCCTAAATGTAAACCGAGATTTAAATATTCTTTTGAAAATATAGTTTCAGAATTTAGAAAAGAAGGATACCAAGTTATATCTGATAAAGAGTCTTATAAAAATTGTGGAACAAAATTAAAAACAATATGCCCAAATGGACATATACATAAAGTGTCTTATCATCATTTTAAAGAAGGTAGAAGATGTCCAAAATGTAAAACTATTTTTAAAGGCGAAGAAAAAATTAAAGAATATTTAGATAAAAATAATATAAATTATATAGAACAATATAGGTTTAAAGATTGTAAATATAAAAATACCTTAGCTTTTGATTTTTACTTGCCTGATTATAACTGTTGTCTTGAATATGATGGTAGGCAACATTATTATATTAGTGAGTATTTTGGTGGACAAAATAGTTTTATAGATACGAAAATAAGAGATACAATTAAGAATATATATTGCGATAAAAATAACATTAGATTAGTTAGAATTCCTTATTGGGAATTTAATAATATTGAAAATATATTAACTAAAGAAATAAACCAAGAATAAACTTCAACGACTATTCTCGACAGGGAAGTACACTCAAGCGAGTGGAAGTGGAAAGCTCTTGTTAAAAAAAACAAGATGAAGATATAGTCTCGGCTTCTAGTGAAAGCTAGAGAAGTTCATAAGAGAACTGTATGGGAAGTAGCGAACCCATATGAAGACAACCGAACAACTTTGCAGTTACATCTGCCGATGTAGGGGAAGCACTACAACGTTCAGCATCTCAATTAAAAGCAAGTGGTAATACTTTAAGCCAAAGTATAGGTATGATTATAGGTGCTAATGAAACCGTACAAGATGCTTCAAAAGTTGGTAATGCATTAAAATCTATGGCAACTAGCTTAAATGGGGTTACTTATTCTGCAAAGACAGGACGAGTAACATTAAATAAAACTGCAAAAACATTAAGAGATATGGCTGGAATTAATGTAGTAGATATGCAAAAAGGAACTATAAAGAGTTCTTTCGAAATACTAGATGAATTACATGATAAATGGGATTCATTAAATGAAGTTAAAAGAGCTACTATTACAGAAGCTATAGGACAAAAATATCATGCAAATACATTACAAGCCATGTTAAATAACTGGGAAACAGTTTTACAATATCAAGACGAATATAATCAAGGATTTACAGTTGGTAGTGCCGAAAAAGAAAATGAAAGATTTATAGACAGTCTTGAAGGTAAAATAGTGGCTTTAAAAGACCAATTTAGACAATTAGTAACAACTACTATTACATCAGATATGGCTAAAAATGCAGTCGGAGGATTAGCCGCAGGCATTGAAGGAATTAATAATTTTTTAGGCGCTTTAAATAAAATAAATATGGCAACTCCAGTAGCGATAGCTTCAATAGCTACCTTATTTAATGCTATAAAAGCTAAAGCAACAGGAAGTAATTTAAGTGTTATAGGTAGCGGATTTGTTAAAAACTTTAAACAAGCCCAATCACAAGTAACAGTTGTATCAAATAATATGGCAAACGCTTCTCAAAATATGAGAAGGGTAATGTCTAAAAATACCAAAGCTTTAGCTAGCGATGTTCAGTCAAATAGTAATAGAATACAAAGAACATTAAAAAGCACTTCGACAAGTTTTATGGTATGTACGAAAGATGCAGAAGGAAACTTAAAAAGAACTGGCGATACATTATCTAAAGGAGCAGTTCAAGCAGAAAAAGTAACAAAAGGTGTCAAAGAAACCGCTAAATCAATGGTTTTAGGTGGAGCTAAATCTATAGCTATGTCTGTTGGAGTTTCGTTATTAAATGGTGCGTTATTGTCTTTAGCTATAGGTGGAATAAGCGCAGCAGTTAGTGCTATTGACAATTATGTTCATAAAACCGAAAAAGCTTATGAAACATCAAAAGCAGGAATACAATCAACTCAAGCAGAGATATCTAATTTAAATGATAAAAGGACTGCTTTAAAATCTATGGCTGAAGATTACGAAAAGCTTGCAAATAAAGCTGATCTAACTTCTGATGAAATGGCTCGTTTAAGCGGATATAAACAACAACTTGCAGAAATGTTCCCAGAGTTAGTAATGGGTTATGACGAAAATCAAGACCCTATTTTGGCATTGGGGAATAGTACGGATGCATTGATTGAAAAATTAGAAATAGCGATAGAAAAAGAAAATCAACTATTAATTGCACAACAGGCTTCTGCAGCTCAAGACGCAGGTAAATTAGTTGGAGATTATAGAACTAATGGAACATTAAAAACAAATGTATATGATGAGGTTATAACAAAAAATGCCGTAAAAAATCCATTCCAAGACCCAGCAAATTTATTTGGGTTAAGTTTAAAAGATTTTGAAAAAGGTTGTAAACAGTACGCTAAGGCATACGCTAATCAACAAGAATCAATAGCAAATTTAAATAAAAGTTACGCAGAAAAAAATGCTCAATATGCAGAATATGAATCTCAACAAGAAGCCGTAGCATTTAATGAATTAATGTCTACTAAATATAAATCTTATTCTTTACTTGGCAATAGACAAAAAGCAGAGATGAAAGATTTAATTGGATTATATGATTGGTCTAATGAATTAGTTGCAGATAATTTAAGTAAAAGAAATGAATTTTTAAAAGGTTTTGATAAGATATCTGAATATTCAGTTGACCATTATAAAGATGTTCAAAAATGGAACGAAACTTTAAGACAAGCAAATGAAGTATTTCAACAAACAGGTAATATAGAGGGATATCAAAAACAAATAGCAGGAGTTGCAAAAGAGTTAGAAAAAATAACTGGTATAGATGCTAGTCAATGGATAACAGGGTTTACAAGTCAGTTAGAAGGCGGCTTAGATTTAAGCAAAATGAAATTGGAAAAATTCTTATCAGGATTTGGAAAGAATTTATTCGATATCACTATAAATAAAGACGAGCTAGCTATGCAACTTCAATCTCAATTTTTAGAGTTAGAAGAGTTTATGCAAAATATGACAAGTGATACTCTTACTCTTGAACAAAAAATCAAACTTATAACTGATGTTGCTAAGGGTGAGGGTTATAAGAACTTACCTCCACAATTACAAAAGATAATAGAAGGAGTTACTGACGGGAAGAATACAATAACAAAAGTTGAGGCATCATTAGTGGCTACTTTAGCAACTACTATTGAAAATACAGGTAAAGTAGGAGACGCAAAGGCTACTGAACTCCTTGAAAAAATGTTTAATGGAGAGCTTACAGAAGCAGAACTAAAAATTCCTATTTCGCTTGCTGGTGGAGATAAAATAGATACTGACATCATGAGACAAATTAACGACATAAATAAAAATAGAGATAACAATATAAAAGTAGATTTAGATACAAAAGATACAGAAACAAAATTGGCAAATCTTAAAAAGAAACTTACTGAATTTAAGCATATCAATGCAAGTGATTCAGTTAAAAATCTATTTACAACAGGGACAATTGATGAAAGTAAACTAAAATTAGTTGAACAAACAATGGCTAAACTCCCTATAGACAAAGACAGTACTATTAGTCTTATATGTAAAATGGGTGGAGATTTCAACAAATTAAATAGTTACAAAGATGTGGTTGGCTATTTATTGGAACATAGCGATATTGCTTCAAAAGTAGGATTAAAAGTAGTAGGACAAAATACAATAGATGCAGTTAAGAAAAGATTAGACGAAATAATGACAACAGATACAGAAAAAGAAGTAGCAATAAATATAAACGATGCTCTTGCTAAAGGAGACATCAATCAATTAAGAGAACAAATAGATGCGCTTGACGAAGAAAAACAAATTACTGTCGCAACAAATATAGTTGAAGCTTTAGAAGGATTAAATACTGTCGATGCGATTGCATTAAAAGAAAAAATAGTAAGAACATATTTAGAGACTGGCGATATAGACGAAAAAGTTGATTCTATTCAAAGTACACCTGTAGAAAAATCTGTGGTATTTAAGAGTGAAGGATACCCACAGGTAATACAAGAAAATACAAATGTTGAAAATGGAGCAAAACCTGTATTTAAAAACTTTAGTTTCTTAACTAATGGATTTACAAATACTGTATCGCAAGCTGACACGGTTACTCAAAAGGCAAAAGATGAAAATAAAACTGTTACAATAAACACTAATGGATTTACTATTACTGTCGCACAAGAAGATACAGTAGCACAGAAGGCAAAAGATGAAAATAAGAATGTTGAAATAAATACAAGTGGATATGCAACTACTACAAAACAAGAAGATACTGTTTCTCAAAAGGCTAAAGACGAAACTAAAACTGTTACATTTAAAGGTATAGTAAGTAAAACTCTTACAAATGCTTTAGCTATGATAGGTAGAGTTGCGAGCGGAATATCTATACCTGTCAGTCTCCATAATTCAGTAACAGATTTCCAAAATATATCTGATACTCCTACAGAGTCCGTAAACGTATCCGTGCCTGTTGAAGGAGATGTAACCACATATTCGGTAGGGGATGTATCTAATGCCCCTGTAGAAGGCTCTGATGGCGTTTCTGCGTTATCTGAAAATCCATTCAATACCATAAACAAGAGTGTCGGCATTCCAACTCATATAACTCTTGATGCAGACAAAATTCTTTATTCTTTAAAAAATAGTATTTCTATATTCCAAGAATTAGAGAATAGAATAAGTAGATGTTCTAATCAATTAACTTTATTAGATAAAATAATGGATAGTTCAGTAGGCTTAAAAAGAGCTAAAGAATTACAATTACAAAATGAATTGTATACAGAACAAGTTATTTTACAAAAAGAATATTATAAAGGATTAGTAAAAGAAAAAGAAGTATTAAAATCAAAATTGTCTAAAGACTATGGTTTTAAATTTAATCAACAAGATAATTTTACTAATCAACAAGAAAATTTAATAAGTATGCAAGAACAATATGATAAATTGGAAAAGGCATATGAAAAAGCACAAAAAGCTGAAAGTGATTACACTGGTAAAAGTGAATCTAAGAAAAAATCATTAAGCAAGGCTACAGAAAAAGCAAAAGATAACCTTGATAAATATAAAGAAAAACTAGATGAAGCTAATAATCTTGTAAACGAATATATCAAGATACAATACACAGAATTGCCAAAAGCAGGGCAAGAATGGATGGATGCCCAAAAAGCTATTGAAAAAAATAAAGATGAAATAGAACAACTTCTTAGAGAAGATAAACTTTATAAATTTAAAAATGGTGTAACAGAATTATCTAGCGAATTTAATTCATTAGATAATGTATTAAGTTTATTAAATGCAAAGCTAGATTCAGCCGTAGGTAAAGATAAAATTGATTTATATAATAAACAGGCTGAGGCAATTGACAAACAAAGAATTAACTTGCAAAAAACAATTGACCAATATAATGAAATGATAGATATATATAAAGAAAGCTTATCTGCGTATGGATTTAAATTTGATGAAAATAATTGGGTTACTAATCAAAAAGAAATTCTTGACAAATATCAAAACACATCAGATCTGGAAAGAGTTAATGATTTATTAGAAGAATTCTTAGACCTACAATCAAAAGATTTACCTGATGCTATCGTAAAATGGGAACAACTAGGAGCAGAAATAAAAGATATACAAGATAAAAAATTAGACTTAACAAAAGATATAGAAGAAGAAATAACAAAAATCTACGAAGACCAAATAGATAAAAGAAAAGACAAAATAGAAGAAGAAAAAGATGCAAGGGTTAAAGCTTTAGAAGAACAAAAGAAAGCTTATCAAGATTACAGAAGTGAAGTTGATTATAAAGATGATTATGACGAACAATTAGCAAAAATAAATAAATTAAGAAGTAAAATTTCTGCATTAGAAAATGACACATCTTTATCTACTAGAAGTAAATTACAAGAGGCATATGATGAATTAAGAGAAGAAGAAAAAGCATTACAAGACTTACAACAAGATAGATTAGATTCAAAAATAGAAGAAATGTACGATAAAAAAATAGATGAAGAAGAAAAGAAATCAGAGGATAGAATAAAACAATTAGAAGAAACGTGGTCTGCTCAAAAAATTGCTCAAATGGTTCAAGATGCTTTAAGTAATGGAACTTTTACAGATATTGATGGAAATGTAAAAAATCTACAAGATACACTAATTAATTTTGCAGAGACTTCTGGTGAAGCACTTGGAATTATGGGAGATTCTATAAAAAATAATTTAGTAAATAATTTAACAAGTGCGATGGAAGTTTTAAAACAATATTCAGATATATATGATAGATTGGAATTAAAACAATATGGTACAAATTATAAAGACCTAATAGATTCCAAATCAAATTCGAAAACATTAAATGTTGGAGATATTAATATAACTGTAACTGGAGATTTAAGCAAAGCATCAATAGATGATTTAACGGATGCTATAGATAAAGAATTAAAATACATATCAAATAATTTATAGGGACTAATTTAGTCCCTATTTTTTTTAAGGAGGGAAATGAATGTTTATTTCTGATAAATTTATTTTCAATAATATTTCGTGTGATGAATATAACGTACGATTAGTATATTTTGAAAATAACATAGTAAACGATATGAAAGTGCCTTATTCTATTTCTTTAAATATGGAAGGTACAAATAAAATCTATCCAACATATAAAGAAGAAAGTGAAGCACCAGAACAAATAGTTTTAAATTTAGCTTATGTTGATAAACAAGGAAATTTAGCAACTTTTTCAGATGAAATTTTTAAAAGAATAAAATCATGGTTAATTACCGATAATTTTGCACCTTTTGTTACAGAAGATTATCCAAATTATATACTCTATTTAAAATGTGTTAAAATACAAGATAAATTAACTTTTTCAAATCAAGGATTTATAGAAGTTACTTTCCAACCATATAGTCATTATTTTTATAAACAATTTGAAACAGATGTTCTTTTAAATGGAGAATATTTATTAAGTGTAGAAAATCCAAGTGAAGAAATTTGCTACCCAATAATCACGGTTGAGGGAACTCAAGATAGTGTTAGTGTTGTAAAAATAAATGATTTTCAAATTTCAAATCTAACACTTAATGAAAAAATTATTACAGATAATAAAATGCTAACCGTTTTAAACGAAAATAAAGAAAATAAATTAAATAAATGTAATAGAAAATGGATAAAATTTATGCCCGGAAATAACGATTTAACGTTAACTGGATATGGAAAAGTTAATATTAAAACTGAATTTCCGATAGTTTTATAGGTGATAAGTATGAATGTAATTTTAAAAGAAATGAAAAATAGCTACAATGAATTATTATTACATAAAGCAAATAAAGATATAATCTGCACTTTACCAATGGAATGCTTGGAATCGGTTAAAAGAAGTATTAGAGAAGTGGATTCACTTTCTATAATAATAAATAAATATTATGGGAATAAAGAACCATTTATTTTTTTTGATGAAATAAGAACAGAAAGATTAATATCTTTAGATGGAGAGTATTTTGTAGTAAAAACCTGTACTTATAATAGAGATGAGGAAACTAAAACCTTACAAGTTTATGGATTAGAAAAAAAACTTGGAAAAATTAATATAGTTTTATCGAATATAGGAATTATGTTAAATGATTCAGATTACTCAAATGGAGATAATATTATAATCAATCTTAATGAATATATGTATCAAGAAACGGGATGGAAATTTGGTCATATTGACGAAGAAGTTTTATATTCTGATTATGTTAAAGGTTCGGATTATTTAATGGATAAAGAGGGGAATTATATATTTACAAAACAAGGAGAGTTAATAGAATTAAAGAAACATTTTACTAGAAGAATGAGATGGTTGGAGGATATAGATATTAGTTGGTATGAATTTATTTCTGAAAATATATCAGAAGAATTTGAGTGTGTTCCTGTTTTCGATAGAGTCAATCAATTAATTAATTTATATTATATAGATAATTTTGGAGACGATTTAAAAATTGTATTATCTTATGATAACTATATTAGAAGTTTAGAAAAAACAGATGATTCATCAGATATTATAACTAGACTTACATTAATAGGGAATGAAGAAAAATGTATCGTAAGCGATTATACGTTAAATGGGAAAAATTATATAGAAAACTATTCTTATTTTATAAAAAATAAAGAAATGAGTGATGAACTAATATCTAAATTAAGTGAATACGATGAAATTTTAAAAGAAAATGAAGGTAAGTTAAGACAATTAAGAGAAGAAAAACTTGCAGAAGAAAATAAATTAACAGATTATAAAACTCAATGGTTTTTCCATATAGAATATAATAAACAGTTAAAAGAAATGGCGGCCAACTATAGAAGTCAAGGTAATACAGATAGCGCTATAGAAATGGAATTAAATTTATCTGCCGGATTAGATCAGGAAGCAATTTTTAAAGCTAACACTTTATTAACTGAACAAAGAATAACAGAAATAGAGGAACAAATAAAACAAGTCAACATTCAATGTAATAAAGAAAGCTGCTTAGTAAATGGAGAAAGATTATTTTCAGATGAATTATTAAATGAATTAAAACAATTTATTTATTATGATACATATTCTAATGATGCTTTTTATAGTGCTACAGAAATTATATCTTGTGGAACAAGAGAATTAGAATTAAGATGTTGTCCTACTAGAGAAATATCTATAGATATAGATGACTTTTTAAATAGATTAGTAGATAACGATTATAGACAACATTGGAGCGGTTCATTAGGCTTAGGAGATATTGTAGCTATATATGATAATGAAGAGGAAGAATTATTTTATTTAGTTGGATATAATTATTCTTTTAAAGATAAAAAATTAGAAATAACATTGTCAAATAAAAAACTAGAATCAAATACAAAGAAAGTAATATTAGATGTTTTAAAATCTGCTAAATCAGATAATAAACAAATGAATAAAAATAGAAGACTATGGAACTTATTAAAACAAAATAAAGTTAATATAGACTAATAAGGATGGTGAGGATATGGCTTGTCTATCTAATACCCCTTCCTTTACTTATATTAGTGTTCAAAATATGGTAATTGGATATAAAAATGTTTTTTATAGTATAAAAAATATGTATAGTAACCATAAGTATTTTTATTGGGATAAAAATGAATCTCCTTATGATTTAAAAACTTCTAATACCATATTAGAAAGTAAAGAAGGATTATTTTTGGTTATAATAAACGATAAAGGAACTTTTATATTACCAAATCAACAAGAAATCACAATAAATTTTGATAGCAATAGTGGAGAAGATAATTCTTCTAGTTTATCAAATATTGTAGAAAGAGTAAACGATATTGAAAGAAAATATACCTCTATCAATCAGACTGTAGATGGGATTACAAAGACGATTGGATTATTAAGAAATGATTTAAGCGGTAGTACAGATATATATACGAAAATACAACAAACTGCTAAAGAAATAGAATTACTAGCTCAAGAATTAAATAAAGAGTATTCAGATAGTAACAGAGAAAATGAATTAAGAGAACAAATAGTTGCATACTCAATTAGTTTAAATACTATGCTTTCAGATTTTATTATAAAAATGAGAGATGTATTTGCCGATTCATTAGTTTCAAATGAGGAAAATTATGAATTAATTAATGAAATGAATAAAATTGAATCTGAAAAAAATAGTTTTTTTATTTATATAGATGAGTTAATAGATGTAATGGAAGGTAAACAAGAAACAGAAAATGCAAATTTATTAAAAAGTGAAAAAGAAGCTTTAGATGGAGCATTAAATAATTTCCAAAGAACTTTATGGGATTCAACTCAAGATAAAATTGTAACACCTACAGAAACATCTATACTTATAGGATTAGCAAGTACTTGTAGAGCAAGACTAGATGATTTAAAGAAAACTTGTGATGACTTCCTATTTATAGGTATAGGAGGAACAATATACGAAGAAATTTCGAGATTGAATATAGAAAAAAATAAAATATTAATGAGTTTAAGTGCGGTTACAACGAATATGAGAAGTTCATTAAGCTTAGAAAAATCCAGTTTACAAGCTCAATTTGATGATATCTTAGCAAAATTAGACTCATTAAATACATGGGTAGAAGATTCATCTGCCGATGGAACAATTACAACAATAGAAAGAAATTTATTAAATGAAAAACTTAAAGAACTAGAAAAAGAAAGCAATGATTTAACAGAAAAATATGATGTTTATTTGGAAACTTTAAACTTGGATGAAGAAGATTTCACAAATATGAAGAAACAGTTTTTAAATTACACATACACATATAATAGATTAATAAACGCAATAAATCAAGCTTGCGAAGATAACTTCTTTAATGAAATAGAAAAAATAAAAATAATTACTGCTTTAGAAGAATATAGAGCAACAGTAAATGAATTTAATACATTTTTAGGTAAGATGTTATCAAAATCAGAAAATAATAAATATCGCCAAGAAATAGACAATGCAAAGGGTGAGCTTAATATTCAAATCCAAGATGTAGGAAATAAATTAGATGATTTAGATAGCACAATTGGAGATACTTTTTTAGACAATGTAATTGACCAAATAGAAAGAGCTTCAATTGAGACCTCTTTAAATAATTTAAAAATGCAAGAAAATGAAGTTACTAGTCAATATAATCGAATTATTTTAAAGGCAAGTATGACAACAGAGACATCTGCCAGAACTACATTAGATGAAAAATATAATGCGTTTAAAACTGCTTATGATAATATAACTACAGAAGTTACAAGAATTTTGAATAAAGATGATTTAGTTACAGACGAAGATAAAGCCTCTGTAGATTCTTTATATAGTACAGTCTTAGATGCTATTGGAGAATATACTAAAGCAGCAAATAATGCTTTGATATACATATCTGAAAATGAAGCAAATATATTAAATTCTGCGTTTAGTAAAGACATAGAAGATATTAATAAAAAAATAGATAATATAGAAACTGGTTATGATGATACTTTTGCGGATAATGTAATTGATAAAGCAGAAAGAAAAGAAGTTGCTTCAAAGAGAAAAATTTTAGAAGTACAAAATGCAGATGTTACTGCACAATACAATTCTCTTATAGGATCAGCATACATTACTGCTTCTGATAAAACGACTTTAAAAAATAAATATGATTTATATGTTGAAAAATATAATGCTTTAAATTCTGCAATAGATACTGTATTGGCTAAAACAGACTTAATTGATGACATTGATAGAACTAATATAAATAATGCTATAGATGGAGTAAGTAATGCTTTATCTGATTTTATAGTAAATGCGAATACAGTTATAGAAAATATTGCAAATGAACAAACAAAATCATATACAAATGGATTTGATGATAGAATTAAGACATTAGAAAAGGATATTGACGATATTAATACTTCTGTTGAAGATGCAATTTCAGATAATATAGTTGATAAAAGTGAAAGAAGAATTCTTCAATCACAATTAAAAGAATTAGAACTTTCAAAAGTTGAGTTAAAAAATAAATATATTGAAATTTGGAAAAATAAGAATTTATCTGTTTTAACGAGAGCAAATTATAAACGAGCTTATAATCATTATGAAACAGCCTACAACAATTATGTTTCTAAAATTAATGATATTATTAATTCAACAGGCAGAATAACTACTGCTTTAAGAAACAGTTATACATCTGCCTATGATAACTATAAAACTAAATTAGATGCTTTTACACAACAACATCAAGTTGTTATGAATAATATTACTAAGAATATTTTAGATAATTTAAAATCTGCAATGAATAAAGAAATAGTTGAAGTAGAAGAAGCTTTAGAATCTTTAAATGATAGTATGGAAGATATATTTGATGATTCCGTATTAACAAATGAAGAAAAGGCTCAAATAAGAGAAAATTTTAATACTTTTAAAACTAAAAAAGATGCAGTAACTACTAAATATAATGATATGTTACAAAACTTATCAAATGATAGTAAAACAAAACTTACAAATGCATATAATACATATGTTCAAAAATATGATGCATTATGCACAGCTTTAGATAATTTATTAGCTAGAACGGATATGTTATCTACAGAAGATAGAGATATCTTAAATCCATATATCGAAGACCACGATACTGCATTGAAAAATTATAGTGTGGTTTATTCAGAAATGGTTCAAGAAAGTATAAAGACTTTTGTTGAAAAAACTAAAGATGAATTACAAAAAAATATCGACAATATTAATAAAACAATATCTGATTTACAAACTAATTTAGACGGAGTATTCAAAGACGGTATATTAAGTGATGCAGAAAAATTAAGCATTAAACAATCTTTGCAGGCATTACAAACTGAAAAACTAGATATAGATGCTGATTATGCCTCTGTATACAACAATGGAGATCTGGTTGATAAAGATAGTGTTACCACTCCAAAAACAAATTTAAAAACTGCATATGATAATTATGTCTCTATGCACACAGCATTAGTAAATGAAATTAACACTTTACTTCAAAAAACAAGTATCGTAGACGATTCTGATAGAAACAAAATTAATACTGCAATGACAAAATATAGAGATGCTCTTTCTAATTATAAAAAGAGAGTAAATGAGGCTATTGATGCCATTTCAGATAAAAAAATAAATGATGAACGTAGTGAAAGAATGGAACAATACCAATCTATTACTACAGAAATAGGTAAAATAACTACTAAAGTTGGGGAAATATCAGAAAACTTAGATACATATCAAAAAACTACAAACGAATCCCTTTCAAAATTAACTCCTACAGAAATTATTAATACTGTTAAAGAAGCTAAAGAATCAGATGGCTCTGTTGTTTTTGCAAGACAAAGTTCCTTGACTCAAACAATTGATGACTTCACATTAAGATTCACAAATATGAATAGTAAAATAGAAAACAATATAACTACTGTTTCTTCCGAAGGTATAGTAGTGAAAATGTATGATGAATCAAGTTTTGACGATAATGGTGAAGTTATAGATGGTTCTACTCCAATGGCAAGAACTAATATTAATGGTAGAGGACTATATATCTTTAAAGAATCAAATGGTACACCGATAGCATATTTTACTATGGATGAGTGTTTCATTTCAAATCTAAATACAAACAAAATTAATGGTACAAACTTAGTTAAAAGTACTGCTGAAACAAATATGCCTAAAACTTGGTATGTAGCAGAAACTAAGACAGGAAACGGGCAAGGAGAAGATTCTAATAATAAAGCTAGTTCTATTAATGAAGTTTTAAATACCATAAAAGAAAAATACGGAACATATTTTGATAATGAAAATATCGTCATAGAAATAGCTGCAGGGACATACAATGAGGATGTTCGTGTAGAAGGATTTTTGGGACATGGCTCATTAAAATTGAATTACGATAAAAGTTGTATAGCATATGGTAATTTTAATATAAGAAATAATACTATTGATACTATATTAGAAGGTAATAAACAATTAACTTCGACTGATGGAGCAACATTATACTCTTATGAATCAAAAGGATTAGATACGATTGTAGTAGATAATTGTTATTGTCAAATTACTGGGTTTAAAAGTAAAAATCTTTCAACTACTAATACAAGTTATTTTGGTGCTTTTGCAAAATACACTAATGGAGCGAGAGGTATCGTAGGGTTATGTGATTTGCTTCATTTTGAAACTCCAGTATCAAGTATAAATGCTTCACAAATTTGTTTCTTTAATACTAAAGGAAAAACAAAATACAGAAGAACAGCAATAGACGGAGGAATGATAGTTTCCGGAGGTATGATTACATCAACAACAGAACAAAACGATAGTATCAATAGAGGTTTTATACATCAAAGAGGGACTTTAACTGAAACAGATACAGATAATTGGTATAATTCATCTGGTGGTGGAGGTACTGGTGGTGGAGAAGTTACTGAACCATCAACAGTAACTAAGACATTTACATTAATCAATCTAAAGAGTATACCTGAAGGAACAGGATTAGCTACTTCAGGATTTACTGGTAAAATAGCGCAAGGTAGATATAAAACTTATAAGAAACACAGAGGAAAAGCTACTTTACCTCAAGATGCACTAGACTTTTTAAGTTCTGCAAAATCAATAGATAGTATTTCATTAACTTGTCACAGATTATCTACAAGTCATGGTATAGCTGCAGCAGTTCCATATCCAGTAATGAGATTTGGTAATCCAACTACAGGTTCTTATTCTAGTTTCTATCAAAATAGTAGTGTTAAATTTGCTAGAGGAGATATAAAAACAATACCTATAAGTAGTACATCAATAAATAGCGCTTTATTAAATGGAGCAAGCGAACTTCAATTCTATGTTGATGATAATGGAAATCCTCAAAATCAATATTCTCATTATGACGGACTTAAATTAGAAATAACTATTACTAAATAAGGGAGAGTGGTTTTATGAATAAACAAGTTAAAACAGAATATGCGTACAAAGTAGCATTAGAAAGGGTATTAGAGCTTCAAGAAATAGTAATATTAAAAGAAGCTCTAATACAGCAACAAGAAGAAGAAATTAAAAAATTAACCGCATTATTACAAAGTTATTTAGATGAAGGAAGTAAGGAGGTGAATTAGTTGAGTTTTATAGAAGATTTAAATATTAAAAGTATATATTCCGAAGATGATTTTCTTATAATAGAAGATACGGAAAGTACTAAAAGAATAAAAGTACAAGACCTATTAAAAGCAGTTCCTATAGATATAAAAATAAATGCAAATAATAATATATTCTTACAATCAAAAGATGGGACTACTATCGGAGATGGAGCAACTTTACCAATATCAGCCACAGAAGGATCAGGGGAAGTAGAAATGGTCTTTGATGGTGTATGGGTTAAATGGAGACATAAAGGTGAGAAAAACTGGATAAATTTATTT